TTCTTTATTTTTAATACGATATTTCCTTCCCCTCTCATTGTTACATTGATTACAAGTATTTCCACACCCATCAGGACTATTATTTTTTTTAACGAAATTTTCTAATAGTTTCTCAACCTTACATTTACTACAAATTTTTGTTTCCACAATGCTCTTTAATTATTTTTTCAATTATACGAGAAACTTTGCCACCATCTTTCATTATTGTATTATATAGTTTTCTATCTAAACTAATACCAATTTTAATTTTTTTTTCTTCTTCTTTTTTTAGTGGTCTTCCCATAATTATAAATATCTGCTAATATAGTAAAAGTTAAACTTTTATTTTCTTAAATCATTAATTCTTTTTAGAATTTCTTCTGCGGTATCGGCGGGGTTTTTATCATCACCCATTACGGTTGCAATAACTTTTTTCTTGTTATTAACAATATCGTAAATAACACTTTCAATTGTATTTTGATATATTGGATAATAAACCAAAACATTGTTTTTTTGACCATAACGATAACTTCTATCCTCCGCTTGGGCGTGGTCTGACGGAAGGAATGATAGGTCATTGAATATTGCTGCTTCTCCTGCCGTCAAAGTAATACCCGTTCCTGCCGCCCTTATATTACCAACAAAAACTTTAACTTTTGGGTTTTCTTGGAATTGGTCAACACTATATTGTCTCTCATGTTGAGACATTGACCCATCTAATTTAACCGCCGACTTTCCAAAATGTTCGGTTATTTTATTTAGTGAATCAGTAAAGTTGCAAAATATGATAACTTTTTTGTCTTGTTCCAAAATGTTTTCCGCAAGTTCAATTGTCTCTTTAATTTTTTCGTCGGCAATAATTTGTCTAACTTTTGTCAGTTTGGTGAACTGAACGGTAAGTGATTTTGACTCCTCAGGGTTTTTATCATACCAATCATAATATTCACCCATAACCTCTTCATATTGTTTTGATTTTAATTTCAAATACACGGGGGTAATAATCTTGTCAGGTAAATCAAGAACATTTTCTTTTAACCTTCTTAAAATTGTCCCTGAAGTTCTGTCTCTTAATTCTTCAAGGTTTGATGCTCCCGTTACATTCCAAACTTTTTTTCCACCAACATTAAATTGATATCCAGCACAATATCTAATGGCATAAGCCATCCAATTTTTACTTACAGGAGAATCAACCAAACTTAATAGATTGAAATAATCCATTGGTCTTGAGGTCATTGGAGTTCCACTTAATAACCATAATCTTTCCGATGTTTTTGCAATATCATTAATTAGTTTTGTCCTCTGAGCCTGAGGATTTTTTGCCATATGGCATTCGTCTATTATAATTAAATCAAATTTTGATTTTAATATCTGAGAATCGTCCTTTTTCTTTGGGTCATGGAAATTTTTAATGATATCGTAGTTGATGATAACAAAATCGGAATCCGTATTAAAGTTTTTTCCTTCAGCAATATAAATTGGTTTATCTGAATAATTTTCAATCTCTCTTTTCCAGTTAATTTTTAAAGTTGCTGGACAAATAATTAAAACTTTTTTTGAACCCGATTCTAATGACGCAATAATAGCGGACGTAGTTTTGCCAAGTCCCATATCGTCTGATAATATAAACTTTTTATTCTCAACTAATTTTTGGATTGCTTCTTTTTGGTGTTCAAGTGGTGGACGGTGAGAATATTTGGAATAATCAATAACAACATCTTTAACTGAATTATCTTTAATAATAGCGGCTTTTGGTAACCAAAAATCGTGTAATTCTTCTTTTTCAAAAACTTTACCCCAAATGTGGTATGCCTTTTCTTTATCGGCTAATAGCTTCTCAACCCATATTTTTTGTGGGATTTCTGTATATAATTTATCGTCTGCTAACTTTTGAGCAAAGTAGGCATCAAGAATCACCCACTTCTTTGCAACCTTTGGTTGCTTGTCGTGGAATGATAAAATATACTCCGATTGGCTTCTTGTTGGGTAGAACTTCTTGTTAATCTGTGATTTCCGTTTCAGTTCCAAAAGGTAGTTATTACCACCTTCATATGTTTCAAGAATCGCCATCGCTTTTGACTCCAAACTTATTTCCATTCTTTTAAATAAAAGTTTGCTTTAAATATAAGTAAAAATAAAGTATTTATCAACATATGAAAATGTCTGAAGATAAATTAACCAAATTAATTAAAAAAATGATTAATGTGATTAAACCTAATGGGGTATTGGATATTGAGTTTCGTTTGGTTCCGTTGGGTATTAGAGATGATGAGTTTTATATGGAAATAACATATATTGTTCCTGATGATAGCCCATTATTAAATATGGGTAAATCTCCTCGCTCTTTCAACGATATTAGAATGGGGTGGAATAATGAGATAAAAAAATCAATTAAAAATTATTTTAATACAGACATAATAATCAATTCATCGGGTGTATCATCTGAATCATACCACAATAAACAAAAAGAAAAATAATATGCAAAAATTAGTTCCAATAACAAGATTAGGCAAATTTTTTGGTGGGGAGGATTATACTTTAGATACCAGTATGGGTCAAGAGTGGCTAGAAGGCGATATGAACTTTACCGTTATTTTATATCGTATTGACAGATATAAGACAAAAACAGATGCAGTTTATGGTGAGGTTTTAGAAGATGGTGTACAATTCTTGGCACCTATTGAATTAAAAGGTCTTGTTCAAGTTCTTGCACCATCACATAAATTTTTAGGTAATTCAAAAGTTGAACAACAGGAACCTGGAAATATGAAATTTTCAATATATCAAAAACAACTTGATGATTTGGGTGTTGAAATTTTTCAAGGGGATTATTTAGGATATTATGAAACTGAAAGTAGGGTAAGGTATTATTCAGTTGCTGATGATGGATATGTAAAATCAGATAATAAACATACTTATGGTGGTTACAAACCGTTCTATAGAACAATTGTTGCCACATATGTAAGTGAAAATGAATTTAGAGGAATTTAATATGAAAGTTGTTGTAACAGAATCACAATTTGATTCTTTATTTATCGGTAAGAAAGTTATGGTATATTATAACTTAAAAAAACATACCTTCTCTGTTACTCATAACGGTAAGGTTATTATGTATGCCGATTATGTTAAATTAAAAGATGTAGAATTTAGAGTTAGACAAGGTGGAAAAGAAAAAGTCCGTAGTGAAAAAAGAAAGAATGTTCACGCCTTTGTTATTGGAGAATTATTAGAATACTTTGAATACCCTTGTAAAAACATCCCAACATCATTATCAAATAATGTTATTACATATGACCCATACAAATACGACTCGTTTGTATTTAAAAATACCGAAGAACCTGTTTATCATGCAAGTGAAGTTGACATGATAAACTCACAAAATAAACTATTTGTTGTAAAAGAATAAAATGCCATTACCAAGAAATATAGTTAAACCAACATTGCCGTTAGTTCCAAAAAAAGAACTATCTGCTCGTAGAGAACAACTATTAGAGTATATTAAAGAAGATGGAACTTATCTACCTAAATCAGTATTACATGCTGATTTGGATAGGGGTATGTTGGATTTTGTTAAGACCGAATTAGAGGTTGTTACTGCAGGTAAAATAGTACCAATGTTGGATATTATTATTACAACACAAAACTGGTCACAATATTTAGAAACTTGGAAGTTTGTTGATTTAGATTATAACCCCTCGCCACCATTCATTACGGTAGTTAGAAATCCTGAAGTTAAGTATGGTACAAATCCATCACTTCAGTATACAATTCCTAACAGAAAACAATTTTATTATGCATCGGTTCCAACATGGAATGGAAATGAACAGGGTATGGACATTTACACAATTCCACAACCTGTTCCTGTAGATATCAAATATAGTGTTAAAATTATATGTAATAGAATGAGAGAACTTAACCAACTTAATAAAGTGGTTATGCAAACATTCGCTTCAAGACAAGCATATACTTTTATTAAAGGGCAGTATGTTCCAATTATTATGGATAATGTTTCGGATGAATCTCAAATGACTATTGATGCTAGAAAGTATTATATTCAAAATTATGATTTCACAATGTTGGGTTATCTAATAGATGAAGATGAGTTTGAAGTTAAACCCGCAATTCAAAGAATTACACAATTATTTGAGTTAGATACATCAACAAGAAAACAAAAAAGAAAAAAATATCCTGAAAATCCAAATGAATTTCAAAGTGATTTTTTATTTGTTTCGGGAAACACAACATTAGTTGACCGAATAGATTTTACTGCAAACATGTCTTGGTTAGGTTCCGATAATGTTAATAGTTATGATGTCTACATTAATGATGATTTCTATGGTAGTGATGTTGCATTAATTCAGATTACAACAAACGATGTTTTGAGAATTGAAGTAACAAAAACAGATAATACAAAAGAATCAAAAATTGCATTTGATAGTAAGTTAGTTTAATCTTCTCCGTAGATATCTTTCTTCTCTTTACACTTTTCTATAATTAAATTTTCCAAAAACTTATAAATCTTAATTCCCCTCTTATCACAGTACTTTTTTAGTATTTCATGTGATTCAGGGGATATTTTTATATTTTTAATTTCTTTCTTTGTTTTCATGGTATGAAAAAAGGTAGAATTATTTCCTACCGATTATAAATACTTATCCAAAAGTAAAGTTTTTTCATATAATATTGAATATTTATCAATAAAATAAATCTGTAACAGAACAATTTAATAATGGCAACAGCACAAGCAAATCAAAAAGTATATGTATCACCAGGGGTGTACACATCTGAAACCGACTTATCTTTCGTAGCCCAAAGTGTGGGTGTAACGACTTTAGGTCTTGTTGGAGAAACTATCAAAGGTCCAGCATTTGAACCAGTATTCATAACTAACTACGATGAGTTTCAAGCTTATTTCGGGGGAACTGAGCCCGTTAAGTTTTATAACACTCAAATACCAAAGTATGAGGCGGCATATATCGCTAAATCATATTTACAACAATCAAACCAATTGTTTGTTACAAGAGTTTTAGGTTTATCAGGTTACGATGCAGGTCCATCATGGTCTCTTGCAGTTACAGCAAATGTAGACCCAACAACTATTGGTGACCCATCTACTGGAACATCATTTACTGCAACATTCACAGGGAACTCAACAGGAAATACTGTGAACTTTATTTCAGGTTCGTTACCTGCACAGGTTATTGCAAACTTTTCAGTTCAATACAAATTACAAGATGGAAGTACATCTTCATTACAAACAGATTTTAACACCTATTTGGATGCAGTCATGGATACACCATCAACATCAGCAACAACCGCTGTAATATATGGTGCAATTCCTGAATCAGCATATTTTTCAGTAACTGGTCAATATTCAACAATTATAAACCCTTTTGATTGTGAAAATAATTTCGCACAAAATGATTTAACTGCAAGTAATAATGATTCTTGGTATTATGCTGACTTTAATTTCCAAAACGGAGATTCATTAACTAACAACTACACAGGGTATTCATTCTATTACTCAGTTTCAAATTTAATCTCAGGTGCTAGTGGAGCTTTCACAGGTACTGTTGTAGGTAATTCATATACATTTACAGGTACTCCTTATACAGAGTTTAACAACATGGTGATTGCAACTCTTCGTTCAAGAGGTATTTCAAACTATGAAAACAATAGTTCAAGTATTTCCCATGGACCCGTTTATGAAGTTGGTATTGATTACGATAATAATAACACTTGGGTACCAAACAACCTTCAATTAATTTGTACAGGACAATATTCAGAAATCACAAGTTCACCATATTCACAGTTCTTGTTATCAGGTGTAACTAAAGATAACAATACATTCACATTTGAAGCATCTATGTTAGCTTCGGATTCAAAATATATCACTAAAGTATTAGGTGTGGATAATTTTGGAAAATCAAGATTTGAAGTCCCAATTTATGTTGAGGAAGCTTATCAGGGTTCTTTAAATTATGCCTATAATCAAGGATATATTCGTGGTTTGGCATGTGATTTAATTGCATTACCTGATGCTAGAAGTGAAAATTCATCATCTATTGCGTATAATTTAGAAAGATACCAATCACCTGAAACACCATTTTTAGTTTCAGAATTAAGAGGTAATAAAGTTTATAAATTATTCAAGTTCATTTCAATTTCTGATGGAGATGCTGCAAATACTGAAGTTAAAGTTTCAATTGCGAATCTATCGTATAACAACATGAGTTTTGATGTTTTAGTTAGAAATTTCTTTGATACGGATGCTAATCCAGTTGTTATTGAGAAATTTACAAACTGTAATATGGACCCAGCATCTAACAACTTCGTTGCTAAGAAAATTGGTTCGTCTAACGGTGAATTTGCTTTAATTTCAAAATACATTATGATTGAAATGGCTGATGAGGCACCTATTGACGCATTACCTTGTGGTTTCTATGGTTATACACAAAGAGAATATTCAAGTTTTGATACATACCCTTCACCATATCCTAAATTTAAAACAAAATACTATTATCCTGGAGAGGTTATATCTAACCCACCATTTGGTGCAAATGCGGGTGGAGCACCTGTTGAATCTGCGGGAGACATTGTTAGAAGAAGTTATTTAGGTTTTTCAACTCAATTTGGTATTGACGAATCTTTCTTAACATATAAAGGAAAACAGAATCCTTCAAACTGGATTTCAAATCCTTTAGTTGAAGGTCAACCTTGGAATATTATCAGTAAAGGTTTCCACATGGACTCAGGTGCTACGGTTGTTACAATTGCTAACACTTATATGTCAAGTGGTCAAACAGCATTTGAATGTGGTGTTGCTGATTTCACCAATGACCCTCAAACTCAAGAAAATCCTTACTACTTTATATACTCAAGAAAATACACAGTATGTTTTGCTGGTGGTTTTGATGGTTGGGATATCTACAGAGAATGGAGAACTAACCAAGACAGATTCCAATTAGGAGCTTCAGGTTACTTGGCAGGTGCATCAGCATCTTCAAGATACCCAACAGCTACAGGTGATGGTTTATTCAAGAGAATTGTTGTTCAAAATAACACTCAAGATTTTGCAAATACTGACTACTACGCTTACTTACTTGGTATCTTAAC